AGTTGTAGCCGCTGAGGTCGAACACGCCCGCGCCCGCGCCGCGGTTCCAGCTGCCCCCGCGACACACGCAGCGTTCGGCTACGCCGTTATTCCACCAGAAATAATCGCCTTCGTAGTCAGCTTCCTGAGCGCCTTCGTCCGGGAGAAGGGCAAGGGAGCGGAGCAGGATCTTAGCAGCCTCTCCGACTGCTGCCGCTGCGGTGACTTTTCCGAAGGCGCAGCTGCGGCTTGCGTCCTGAGAGCTTGCGACGGTCGTTGTCCACTGCCATGCACCGCTTACATAGTCCAGCTTCACGGTGCTGCCGGAGAGAGTCGCGGAGCTGTCGCCCACTTCGCACTCAGGCTCTACAAGGGAGCCGTCGGCCGCATTGATAGCCTTCCAGCACACGCTGGTTGTGTTCTGCGGGTTGTCCGGATCCGCTGCGTCGTTGTTGGCAAGGATCTGGAGCTCGCCCCACACAAGACGAATACCGCCCTGCCATTCCCACACGTTACCGTTCAGATCCCAGATACCGCTCAGAGTTTTGTCGTGGCTCCATGCGAGCGGGCCGGTGCCAGTTGCCACTCTGGCCGTGGTGCCTTCCGGCTGATCGCTGTCCGGGCCGTAGAAGCTCGTCGGGATCGCCTTGTAGTTGCTCTCGCGGGTGTCCTTTCCGTAGTTGTTATTCCCGTAAGGCATGAAGCCGTTCTTTTTACACCAGAGGGCGATCGCGGCCCACTCGGCGTTGGTGGAGAGGTGCCAGCCTGCGCCCTTTGCCTCGCAGCGGGAGCGGGCGGTGTCAAAGTTAATGTTTGCCGCCGGATCCTCGCCCGGCAGACTGTACGCTGCCGCGATACTGCCGTCGGTCAGCTGGGTGGTGTGTACGACGTTCTGGTACTTGGAGTACCAAAATCCGGGGATTTCCTGCCCGTTTACAATAAAAGCCGGGTGGGTGCTGTCGTTGCCGCCGGTCAGCACGTCGCTGTTCTTAAATTTCGGGATATACACCATAACGGACGGCAGATCCGCGTCGTCCACAAAAATTTCATTGTTCGGGCACACGCTTTTGAGTGCCAGACTGGAAAGATCAAAGTTTGCCATTGTCATGTCCTCCTTTTTGGTTTATTCAATGCTCCAGAGTACAAGAGTAACGTCGCCCATGTCGAGCGGGTTCTGCTCTCTCTGCACAGTGCTGTTCATACCCTCGCCAGTGCCGGACATGGGCGACGCGCCTTCCTCCGGTTCAATCGGTGTCTCAGTGTAAGTGGCTGCCGGGATCATTACCTGCGCCACATAGCGGAGCCCTGACTCGGTGCCGATCGTAAGGTTTCCGGCCTTGTCCTTGCAAATATCCACGGTCACGTCCCAGTCTTTCTGGTACTTTGCCGCGTTAATCATCAGCTCATAATCGCCGAAGATCAGGCAGGTGCCCGTCTGCTCATAGGCAATTTTCGGGCCCGCGTTCTTTTCAATAACCTTTACATTGTTCTGATCTGCCATGGTTACATTCCTCCTTTAATTCTCAGTTTGATAGTGGCGTTTTTGGCGCTGCCGTCATAGGCCACTTTGAAGCCATTCAGCAGGCGGCTGAAAATCTTCACGTCGCCGACATTCCCGTCATGCTCCAGCACTTCGGCCTCCACGGTGTAGTCCGTGAAGTTCCGGGCCGTATTCAGTGCCACGGTTTCCACCGAGTTGTTGAACGGGAAGCTCTCGGAGTTTTCGAGCGTGATCGTCTGTTCTTCGGTGGCTACCTGATCGGCTGACAAGGAAGCGGAGATCAGGAGAATAGCAGTCGCCAGATGTGCGTCGGAAATGCCTTCCTCCATGTTGTTGAAATGCCCGGCGCTCTGGTCTGTACCTTCCTGAAGGACTTCCTCTGTATCTTCGTCCACCACTCTGTCAAGCCAGTAAGTTGCGTTATACATGCCTGTTTACCTCCTTCCTTTAGGCTGTTACTTCGTAGATCGGGATCGAGAGCTTAATCATTGTGCCTTGTCCCTCTACTTTGTTGATCGTGCGCTGCTGGTATGCAGCGACTTCCCCGCGCGTATCAATCAGGCGCGAGGCGTCGATCGTGCAGGCCACGGAGTCCAGTGTCGGGAAGGTAGCGTAGATCACAAGCGTGTCGCCTTCGACGAGCTTTTTATTGATAGCTCCCCGGTGCCAGCTGCCGCCGGTCTGCACTTCTATGGCATGGATCGAGCGGAGCCACTGATCCCTCCGGTGTCCCATGAAGGTGTCGTAAAAGTAGCTCATGCGGGTGTCCTCCTTTCGATTTATTCACCGCAGCACCGCGTCCCGCATTTCACGAAGCTATACGCCACGCTGGAGACTTGCAGCGCTGTAGCTGCTTTGTTTGTTGCGGCCGCGCCTATTGTGCCGCCGCCCGGCGTGGTACCGCATTTCTGCGTCCCGGCCTTTATAAGTTGGTACAACAAAAAAGCCGCCGCCAGATTGACGCCGACTGCGTGCTGCAGCACGTTTCCCAGAGTTCCAGGCCTTGGATATGTGCCGCAAATTTGCCCGGAGGTTTTAGGCAGCTCGTAGGCCAGAGCCTTGTCTGCCTGCTCCACTTTAATTTCTTGTCTGAGCACTCGCCCCAGTGTGGCGGTGTTTGGGTAGGTTCCGGCCTCGCGGGCGAAGTTGTAGCGGATCGCCTGAGTTTCTGCTTCGGCGGTGATCCCGCTTTTTACTATTGCGCCCAGCGTTCCCGGTCGTGGGTATGTGCCGCATGTCAGCTCCCCGGCCTTTGTGAAGCCATAAAGGTGCAGCGTTTCCTCCGGATCCGTTTCAATGCTCGGCTTCACGATAAAGCCGACGGTTGCGATCCGCGGTCGGGTGCCGCATTTCACGAAGTTATATCGGTGCAGCGAAGTGTCCAGCCGGTACTCAATGCCCGGATCCGGCCCTTGCTGCCAGTAATAGAAAACGCCCGCAAGGTGCGAGCGTGCGTTTTTTGCAGCCTTCACGGCCTCCACAAACTTTTCAAAGTTCTGGGCGTCCGTGTTGGTGTTCGTTGTCAGTGCCACGAAGGTGTAGGGGGAGTCGTACATTTCGTACCACTCCATGACATAGCCCTCGCCGAAGTAGGCAGAGATCAGGCGTTCAACGGCCCATTTTGTCCCGCGCTTGCGTTTGATCTGCTGGGCGAGCTTGATCGTCTCCCTTTTTTCTTCCAGACTCATGCCGGTGGAGTCATACCAGTCAATGTCCAGCTCCCACGCCAGCTCGTCACACTCTGGCTCGTTGAGGTTGTCGATCTCGTCCCACGTCCGGATCGTCGGGATCCTGTTGCCGGGTGGCTGTATGAGCTTATTCATGGCCTTGCTGAGTGCGATCGCTGCCTCGTCGTCGCGCATGAAGGCGGGCAGGAGCCGCACAAAGTCAAGATCTGATATTTTCATTCCTGCCATAGCCTCGCCTCCTTAGTCCTTTACTTTGTGGGAAACGGTCAGCTTCCCGGAAAACTCGGCCACGGTGGTGCTTGGAAGTTCGGTATATACCGGCTTAATGATGTTCACCCGCGTGGCTCCGGTCAGTCCTTCCTCCCAGTGAGGGCAGAGGATCAGTTTCCGCAGATAGTCCGGGTTTATGTCTTGGTCGAGGCTGGATCCTTGCCAGTAGATATACTGGTCGATTGCCCCGCCGGATCCTTCCACATTCTCCACGACTTCGGACTCGTTCGCCTTCGTTGTCCAGTATTCCAGCTCAATGTCATATTTGAACGTCGTCGGAGCCTCCACCTGCACCAGATCCGTGAGCGGCCTCACGTCGTCAGCAGAACAGGCCGCCAGCACGTCGGCCAGTATGTCCTCGTCGGGGATTTCTCCACCGGCGCATATTGGCACGATCTTGACGCGCCCGTACATGTTCCGGGTGATCTCGATCTTTACGGTTTCCGCTTCGGACAGAGCCCCGGAGAGTGCCAGTGTCAGCAGTTCGTCGCTATATGTGGCGGTGTAGTCCGTTTGAGGCACGGCCTCCGCTCCGCTTGGAAGGTACACAGTTAAGGTTTCCGGCAGGAGATTGGCACCGCCTTGGAAGGCGTGGCCGTCATATACCGGCAGCGTGCGCGTGACGGTTTCTGTCTCAGACTCCACCACCGCGTCAGTGACGAGCGGGTTTGCGGTCATGGCCCAGTATTTGTAGGCTTTGGCCGGGCCTGCTGTGCTGAGCCGGTTTTCTGCTTCCCGGATCCTTTCCCGGTATGCTTCGTCGTCCTCCCGGTCGCCGCCTCCTGCTGTGGCTTCCGTGTTGGTTACATAGTCGATCAGGGGCACGTCGGAGACGTCCACGATCTGAGAGATCTCTCCGATCGCTATGTCGTTGTAGTCAGTGCCGCCGCTTTCTGCCGTGGCCGATACCTCCACATAGAGGCTCCCAGCATAGAGCACGACGGTGGCGTCGGTCAGGAAGTAGTGAACGAAGTCGTTCGTCACCCGGATCCCGGCCGGTATA